AACACTTATTTAAGATTGCCAAACCTACTCTCAATCGTATAAATAACATTTATGCCCTTGAGGGTTCTCTTTATAGTCAATACTTAGGTGTTGCTGGCACTGTAGATTGTATTGCAGAGTTCGATGGTGAACTCTCCATCATCGATTTTAAAACTTCCAAACAACCAAAACCACGAGAGTGGATTGATGGATACTTTGTTCAGTGTTGTGCATATGCATGTATGCTTCATGAACTCACTGGATTATCCGTAAAGAAGTTCGTGATCATTATGACTTGTGAGAACGGAGAAGTATAAGTCTATGAAGAATACGATAAAGCAAAATATATTCGCATGTTGACTCAATACATTAAGAAGTTTGTCAACGATAAACTGCCTTGACGTTATTGTAGTTTTGTTTTAGAATGAACAAAAGTTGAGGAAAAAGATTGTACATTACCGTGTTAGGTCAAATGGAGAATGAATTAGAAAAAGCACTAGAGAATAAGTTTTTCTGCCCATCTCGATTTGCCCAAGAGATTGAGAATCTCGTTCAACATAATGAAGACATGAACTATATCGATGCTATCATTCACTTCTGTGAAAAGAATAGTATCGATGTCGAGTCTGTTCCGAAACTTATTTCTAAACCACTCAAAGAAAAGATTAAGTACGAAGCAATGGAGTTAAACTTCTTGAAGAAGACTTCTCGTGCCAGATTAGTCTTTTGATTTCATTTTAGGAGAAAAAATTTTCCCGGTAAAAATCCCTATATTACTTTTTTGAATGGTGCCTTTTGATACTTACAAGACTTACCTTGCCCTGAAGAATCACTTCACGAAAGATTCTTATGATTATCACAAGTATCAAGGTAAGAGTCGTGCATCTCTCCAGTCCTTTTATAAGAGGAAGGATAGGTATTGGTTTGAGAAACTATCAAGACAGAAGGAAGATAAGGAAGTTATCGATTTCTTTGTAGCAAACTTTGTTTCTTGTACCGATCCACAGACAGTATGGATTGGAGAGATGATTAAAGAAGGTGAATCCAGATACAAATCTTGGCAAAAAAGAATACAATCTCTATCCTATTTGTTTAAGGAAGAGTCGCAACAGTTATTTGAAAATAAATTTGAAGAAGTGTTTGATTGTTCTAAGGGACATCCACTGCTTCTAAAAAGTTTCCTGATCGGTAATATTAGCCTAGAAACACTAGTGATATACGATAGAATATTCCTGTTCGGGAAGAACTTTGATAAGAAACTAAAAGATCCTGTGTGGGAAACCGTCAGTTTAAAAATAAAGAAATATTCTCCGTTCCTACATATAGATGTATTCCATTACAAAAAAATACTTAAGCAAGTTGTTGGAGGAACATGAGTTTTTTTGATTCCGAACTTGTCCGTGCTGAGATGTCTGAAATTTCTGCACTGCAAGAAGATGTATACAGAAATGTATTTGAGTTTCCTCGCATGAATAAAGAGGAAAAGTTATTTCATGTTTCTCTTCTGGAGAAACTTTTGAATAAGCAACAAGTTCTTTATACTCGTCTGAAACTTTCTGATGATCCTGAAGCAATTCAGATGAAGGAAAGAATCAGAGAGTCTGCACAGATGATGGGACTTCCTCCAAATGTTGACATGAATGTTATATTCAACAACATGACCCAACTGCTTGAGACTATGAAAGAACGTATTGACAAGACGGGTTCCGACCTGTAGACTAATGGGGTACACACAGGCCAAATCCAAACAATCCGAGGTATACAAATGTCTTTTGAAAATCTGAAAAAGCAATCCAAACTGGGTTCTCTCACTGAGAAACTGGTGAAGGAAGTAGAGAAAATGAGCACTGGTTCTGGTGGTGCTGACGAACGTTTCTGGAAACCAGAAATGGATAAAACTGGTGTTGGTTCCGCAATCATTCGTTTCCTTCCTGCACCTGAAGGTGAAGAACTTCCCTGGGTTAAAATGTATGCACATGCCTTCCAAGGTCCTGGTGGTTGGTATATTGAAAACTCTCTGACTACTATTGGTCAGAAGGATCCCGTTTCTGAGCACAACCGTGAACTCTGGAACACTGGTAGTGATAAGGACAAGGAAACTGTTCGTAAGCAGAAGCGCAAACTGTCTTACTACAGCAACATCTATGTTGTAAAAGATCCTGCACATCCTGAGAACGAAGGTAAAGTCTTCCTCTTCAAGTTCGGTAAGAAGATCTTTGATAAGATCCTCAATGCAATGCAACCTGAGTTTGAAGACGAAGAACCGATCAATCCCTTTGACTTCTGGGGTGGTGCAAACTTCCGTCTGAAGATTCGTAAGGTCGAAGGTTACTGGAACTACGATAAGTCAGAGTTTGATTCTTCTTCTCCTCTCTTTGATGATGACGATGCTCTGGAAGCACTGTGGAAGAAAGAGTATTCTCTCTCTGCTATTGTTGCTCCCGATCAGTTCAAGTCCTATGAGGATCTTGAGAAGCGTCTGAAGTATGTTCTGGGTCAGAAATCTGCTCGTGCTGCTGTTCAAGAGCAAGAGGATGATTATGATTCCTACGCACAAACTCCTAGCAAAGAGGAGAGTGTGATTGCAGAACTGGAGCAATCTTTTGCTCGCAGTAAGTCACCTTCTCTTCCTGTGGTGGAATCTTCTGTTCGCCGTCCTTCTGATGAAGATGAAGATGATGCTCTGAGTTACTTCCAGCGTCTTGCTGAAGAGTGATTACTCAAACAGTCTAATATTATCTCCTTTCTTCAAGGTAGCACTTACATACTGAGTGCTACCTTTTTTGTATGGCATAATATCATCAAGATCGTTGAATACTACATTGAGATACTGTGGTTTTAGTACAAAGATATTTCTTTTATCTTCTTCAATCCTCATTTCATACTCAAAGTTAGTTACTGGATTGACGAAGAATGTAGATGAAACTAAAGTGTAGTTCTCTAATCTTTCATCATAGTACTCGTAGTAGTATGAATTTCCACCTGTACCAACCTTAAATAAAACTTCTTCAGATTCACTTGTGCTCAGAACTGGATTTGCAATGGTTGGAATTGATGGAAGTTTATATGTAAATGCTCTGCAAATCTCATCACCAAAGGGAATTACAGCACTAGTTACAATAAATCTTCCGTTGTATTCTGTTTCAGATACATTTGAAATAATAACTTCAGAACCAACATTAATTCCTTTGATGCCAGTTTTCAATGTTACATTAATAGTTGTTGTTGGAACTACACCATTACCAGAAAAGATTTGACTAATCTTTGAGTTATTAATCTGAACAAAGTTACCATCAGTTTTCCAGGTGTTTGGTATTCTTGTTCCTTCTGGAATTAAAACTGTGCCAGCAGAGTTCTTAATTTCTGAAGTTTCGTAGTGATGAATTCCTGAGTATAAGTTCTCGTATGATCCATATCTTTCTAACATTACTCTATCAAAAACTGCTTGTGGCATTGGCCATTCAGTTTGAATGTTCAAAATATTGTTTGAAAGAAGAACTATCCAATCAAGAGTTTCATCATCATAGATGTTAAACGCAACATTATCAGGTCTTTCATCACCTATGATTTTATACTTTGTGAAGAAGTTTAGATTACCAAAGATATCTTCACGAAGTTTTCCTTTCTTGAACAGATTTTTTACGGGAACATAATCTGAGATTGATTGACTCTCAGCATTTCTGCTAACATATTCAAAGTTAGGAACTTGTCTGAAGTAAGGTTTTGCCATTTTTAGTAACCCATGTCGGTAGATTCTTCGTAATCATCTTCATAAATTGGATTCAATTCTGAGAATTGCATCGTAACTGAATAAGATGTCATCGATCCATCTTTGTATGTTGTATAACTTCCATCTGGAGTGTAGTCAACATTGAAGTTTGTAAGAGCACACTTCTTAATTTTATTTAAGAATGGATGTTGATCACCACCCGCATAGATGTACTTTAAACCAAATACATTTGGAGTTTCTAAGAATAATCCACCATTACTTTTTTTCACTGCCATATTTTTCTTAAAGTGTCTTATGATGGAACGAATAGTTTTTGCTTCAGCATCACTTCTTGGTGTGAACTTATAGTTGTAGTTAAATGTTCTGAGTTGTGGTCCTCTGAACAGTAATTCTAGGTTTGGATTTATAACTTTTCCTGTAGAACGAGTGAAGATATTTGCACCAACTGCTTGTCCTGCAAAGAATGCTGTAATATCTGTTACATCAATATCATTCATTGCTGCTCCAGCTGCAGTTCTTAATACGGCAAATACTTCAGCAGCAGCTTCTCCTGGTTTTAGTTCGGATAATCCTTTCATTCCTGCAGCAGCTGCCCGAGCACCAACTAATTGTAAAGGATTTAATTGATCCGCACCCCAATCAACTGAGTTACTATCGGAAATACCTGGATGCATTGGAAGAGCAATCGTTGGTCCTTCTGAACGTGTAAGTCTTGAATCAACATCACCAACATCAAATCCTCGATCAGAAAGTAATCTTCCCGCAGCACCTGGACCAGCATTAACATACTTATAAGTAGTTATAAGCAAGAAATCATAAGATCCATCATTATTCAATGGGTATCTTAGATCACCTCCTGCATTAGATGCTGTTGGAGATTGATTTGGATTCTCATTAATTGCAACGGAACCACTATCAACTGTAGATTGATTTGAATTTTGTTGAGAGATAGTTTGTCCACTTGCTTCAAGAATAGAATTGCTGATTGTTCTATTATATCCTTGAGAACTTTGTGCTAAATTTCTTTGAAACTCTTGTGAAGAAAATGTAGATGCTTCTAAGATAGTTTTTCCATTCTCAACAGAATAGTCAGCGTAGATAGTTTTGCTTCCATCGTCATTTACACGATAGACTTCTCCACTAGTATCGGTGACAGTTACTGTAACATATCTTCCCTGAGTATTAGGCAGAAGATATTGTTTAGATTCAGCCATTATAGACTTTTTTATCTATTTAGTCCTTATTTTACCGAATGGTAATGAACGAAGATAATCAATCTCATTAGATCGAACATGATGAAGTGCTCCTGCAACTTCTTGCCAGGTGTAGTTCCTCATCATACCCCAATGATAGTTAAATCCTCTAAATCCCCATCGTTGGACTTCAGTTACGGCAACTAAAGGATGCTCATCGTATCTAATGTCTGGAGTTTTGGGTATGTAAACAAAGGTATAGTAGTTACCTGGATCTGGAACATACTCGATATCTCTAAACACTTCCATGATACTCATCATAATCAGATCAGCATCTTCGGATCCATCAAGTTTTCTTTTTAGTTGAGATATTCTTGGTGATTGTCTTTGAACATCCTGCCCAAAACCTTGTGCCATTATCCGATACCTAGTTCGTTTTCTGTGATGATACGAAACTCAAGCATTCTATCTTTACACCACTCTTGTGCTGCCTTCCACTTTGCTTCATTCACTGCATAAGTTTTGACTTCATTGATAAAGGTTCTAGTTCTTTTCTTACTTGTTTGAACTGGAGGCATCGTCTGTCTTTTGGGTTTGATCTCAATCACATACTTTTTGATGTCACCAGATTGCTCACGAACTTTGATAATAAAATCTGGAAAGTATCTTCTGACTCTACTGGTGGTTGGATCAAAGTATGGAATAAAGAACTCTTCACTACCCCACTCTAAAATGTTTTCGTTGAGATCACACCACCTACAAAATCTTCTCTCCCAACTACTGCGACAGATAATATTATTGGGATCACCTTTATACTTTTTTGGATACTCAGGTTTATAACGACTCTTAATGCTTTCTGCCATTATACATAATATATCGGTAGAAGTATTTATAGATGGCAGGGGTTCATCCAGAAAGACTAACGGTAAGTGATATAAAGTCAAGGTTACTAAACCTTTCACAAACCTCCTTGTATCGTCTGACGATTCCAGTTCCTTCTGGAGTCAGAAGTTTTGTGTCGCAAAGAGGAATAAGCACTTTAGATATTGACAATATTTCTCTGCTATGTTCTGAAGCAAATCTTCCAGGTTCTACATTCGCAACTCATGATGTCACAAATGATTATCATGGTGTGAGTGAGAAGATGGCATATCGTAGAATGTATGATGAAACTGCAGACATGACATTCTATGTCGATAGAGAATATAAAGTTGTAGAATTTTTTGAGAGTTGGATAGATTATATTAGTGGAGTTGGAGATACATTTAATAGAAGTCAATTTGAAAGTCCATATGTTCATCATAGAATGGCATATGCAGATGACTATAAGATAAATTTTTATCTGACTAAGTTTGAAAGAGATCAACACTTTGGTGGATCTTCAAGAACTCTTAACTATACTTTTGTTTATGGATTCCCAATCAGCATTCAATCGATGCCAGTGTCTTATGACCAAGGACAGATCTTAAAGTGTAACGTGTCATTCTCATTCATTCGTTATGTGATGAAGAGAAGTGGAACTTCTTCTGCTCCTGTTGTTAAAAATCCAGATGCTCCAGGAATATCTGAGTTAGCAAAACTTCAACAAGAACGAGAAGCAGAACTTATTCCCAATAATATTATTGGTGGTGGTGATATCGATCAATTTATAAGGAGTAACTCTCCTAGAGAAACATTTTCTCAACAAGAAATTAATGCTGCTATTGATGCTGAAAGACAAATTCAGTTAAGAGGAATTCCTGTGAATTCTAGTGGTATAAGTATCCTTTAATAACCGAATAAATATCATTACTGAAACTTCTATAGGTCATTATGCCTTTACCAACTATTTCGACGCCAACTTATGAACTTGAGTTGCCATCTACAGGAAAACCAATTAAGTATAGACCTTTCTTAGTTAAGGAAGAAAAACTTCTTGTTCTTGCACTTGAGACGGAAGATACGAAAGAGATCTCAAATGCAATCAAAGCAGTATTAAAGAACTGTATTCAAACCAGAGGTATTAAAGTAGAGTCACTTCCTACTTTTGATATCGAGTATCTCTTCTTGAATATTCGTGGTAAGTCAGTTGGTGAAGAGATTCAAGTTAATCTGATTGCACCAGATGATGGAGAAACATCGGTGCCTGTGACGATTAATATTGATGAGATTAAAGTAAATAAATCTGAAGATCATACTAATCAAATTAAACTTGATGATAATCTGATGATGGAAATGAAGTATCCATCATTGGATCAGTTCATTAAAAATAACTTTGACATGTCTGGTAATGTTGGCATCGATCAATCATTCGAACTGATTGCTTCTTGTGTGGACAAGATCTATAGTGAAGAAGAAGTATGGGTTGCTGCTGACGTAACTAAGAAAGAATTGGTTGATTTCTTAGAGCAAATGAATTCAATTCAATTCAAGCAGATTGAGAAGTTTTTTGAAACGATGCCTAAGTTATCTCATGAAATCACGTTTACGAATCCCAAAACTAAAGTAGAAAACACTGTAGTATTAGAAGGGTTATCAAGTTTTTTCGCATAGGTATGGTCCATATGGACCTTGAGAACTACTACAAGATTAATTTTGCCTTGATGCAGTTCCATAAATATTCATTAACAGAGGTTGAAAACTTGATCCCCTGGGAAAGAGATGTTTATATTGGTTTATTGCAACAACATCTGGAAGATGAAAAACTAAGACAGCAACAACATGGCGGATAGTAAAGTAGTCAAACTACTTAAAATAATTCAACATGAAACTGGAAAGGATATTTTATCCAATCTTGATAAAAAACGACTGTCTTTATTGGAAGGATATTATGATTCTTTATCTGAAGATGAGCAAGATCAAATAGATGAAAAGATTATAAATGGTGAAGATAATGACTTTGCTGAAGTAGCAGAGGGAATGGCATTTGGAATGATAGATGGAAAAACAGCTTTTGCTGAGACAGGAGGTGGAATAGCAACTGTCACTGATGTAGCAACAAAACCATCTTCTGCACTTGCTGTTGTTCCTAAGAAAGAAGAAGATTTAGTAGAAGAAGAAATAGATCCTCAGATTCTTGCTATCTTAGGATTGGAAGATGTCTTCGACTTAACTTATGAGGAGTATTATAGAGAGTTAAGAACTGCAGCAGCTGCAGGAAGAATGACTGGTTCTCAGATGTCTACTGGGAGCATAGAG